CCATTCTACAAGAACATAGTTTTTATTTCAACAAAAAGTCCACCCTAGTTATGATAGAGTGGACTAAAAGAAGATTAAACAAATGAAAAATTGGATTGGTTGGTATGATTCTGCATTACATCCGTTATTAATTAAATTCAACAAATTTATGACGATTTTCTAATCAATAATATCTATTACATTGAAATAATGCTAAAATAAAAAAATCGAAGAGTACTAGGCACACTTCCCCAAGCATTACCGCCTAATACTCCTCGTAGAGTATTGCACGCACCTACTAATCTATAGGATAAACTTAGTTACTGCAAGTAAAACGAATATAATAAAAAAACTCCCTACTCTAAATGAGTAAGGAGCTTTTTACGTTCTCTTTATGTTCGCATCACCGTTGTAATATAATATTTTCAAAACAATATTTAGAAATGAGGATGCTTTTAATGGAAGAAAATCAAGAAAATTTGTCACCTAAAGATTACTTTAATTTAGTAGTAGAAGCTAGCATCGGTGCTATACCATACGTTGGTGGTCCTTTACAAACGCTTTATTTTGGGGCTCAAAACGAAAAGAGATTCAAAAGAATTGAAAATTTCTATATAGAACTTAATAATA